TATATATATATATATATATATATATACAATCATTTAAAACGAAATGGTCATCATAATTATCCTAATCGTCCTCATCATTATCAGCATTGTCTCCAACCTAACCATGCGCATCATCAACAAGCGAGCAAGCAAAAGCGAACAAAGGCAAGCAAGCAAAGGCAAGCAAATGCTTTGACTTGTTTTACTGTCCTTCCAACTTTTGTTATAGATGTTGAATCTTCTACAAGTTCAAAATCAATTTCTTTTGAGTCCATATTGAAGTAGCTAACAGAAATAACATTATGACGTTGCTTTAAACTACTTCCTGAGTAACTAAAACCTGATTCTCCTACATTGGCTAAGTTAAATAAATAACTAGCTGATTTTGATTCATCCTGCGATAAAGTTATGCCTCCAGCAGACCATATTGGCATACATCTCATAACACCAGCCAAATCATTTACTGCTGCAAATGCTTCTTTAGGACTTTGAATATTAACATTGCAACTAAATCTAGCTTCCTGACTATTTAAAAGATCAGAAACTAATGCATTAGCGTATTTACTCGCGTGAACAAAACTAAATAAATCTAGGTTACTGTCAACAATATGATTTCCCAAACCATAACGAGTATTTGTAAGGAGATCAAGTAAACACATTGCAGGGCAGTTAGTGTAAACAGCAGCACCCATAGTTCCATTAAAAATATAACCTGGTGGATAATATATAAAACCAAAACTACTTAAAGAACCAAGATTTAAAGCGTCAGCTTCAGCTTGATTCTTTATTACTTGAGGAGTACCAGTACCTGATGCACCAGCACCAGGGATTCTTACTTTTATTCCTCTTATTCTGTACGCTCTTCTTGGGATGCGATTGAATTGTTTACTATCTAAACGAAGAGCAGCATAAGCACTATTATCATAAGTTGAACTGTTATCAATTACTTCTTGAAAACTTGTAAATTGAAAAGCATTTACTCTTGATGATTCAGTACTGTCTGCTGTAACTCGAACTACTCTTATGTCTACAGGAAAAGAACCTGTGATGTTTATTCTATGATCTCTGGCATAAGCATCTGCTGTTCTACCACTAACAGAAGTACTTATAGTATCTGAATATCCACCAGAATTATATTGAACCTGTATTTTGTATTCAATAGTATCTCCTCTAACATCTCCGTCATCTTCAGCTACTTGAATTTGAGGCCAAGTTAAAGTAACAATAACTGCATTTACATCTGTATTTGTAATTTGTCTAGTAACAGAAGCAGAAGTGGTCACAGTAACAGCAACAGCAGTTGGTGATCTGGTTTCTGCTGGTATTCCAGGTAGTGCTGTTTGACTAGACGTGCCAAAACGAGTATCAAACCCAACATCTGCAAAATTAAAATCTACTGCTTGTGGATTAGTACTATCGGCACTAGCTTCTAAAACTGGAGTGTCATCTAAAAATACATCTTTCTTTGCCGCTTCTAAATAAGCAGCAGTTCCCTTTGTTCTTCCCTCTTTTGAGGCTGTTGCAAAACCTTCAATTTCTCCTTCAGATATTAAATCTTGAATAGTAGCAAAACTTCTACTATGTAAAGTATCAGGAGCACGGTAAGGTGCTGGTGGTGGTTTGGGAGCAAAGAAACCTCCAGATCCTTTAATAAGTTTAGGTTCGTCTGTCATGCTTCTACCTGATTAGTGTCTATTGCTGCTGAAATTACAACAGAACCCGTAAATATTTCTCCGTACACTATTGGTACAGGTGTGCCAGCCCTTGATGTGTTTTGCACTCCACTAAAATTAAAGGATAACTGTGGATCTTCTTCTGAATTTTCCAGTTTAGGTAACGGAAATAACAATTCAGATACTCCAGTTAATAGTAAAGAAGCACCAACATAAGCTAATCCTTTGGAAATCATACCAACTTTGCCTAGCCCAATAAATTTACCTCCCTCAAAAGCAGACATTAATCCACCTCCAGCTCCAGGAAAATTTATAAATGATAAACCGATCAATGCTGCACCTAATAATATTTTTCCAAACCCTTTACCAGCACCACTAATTACAGGAATAAAATGTATATCTTGTTTACCCACAGGATAATGTATTTCTTCCTCTCCAATATCACTATCGCCTACTTTAATTTGGTAATATTTTGGGTTCATGTAAGACTCTATGCCTGGAAAATTATAAACTAAAAAACTTACAGCTTTCCCTACTGTTTCAGCTTTTACCTCGAACTCTTTATGTCCAACAAATTTTGCTAATTCTCCATATAGTTTTACTTTACGAAACATACCGATACCTCTTTCCAGTACATTTTAACAACCATTCAGAATAAGGCTCTCTACAAGATAGTCTATCGGTTAAATGATGAATTACATCACCATCAAAAAATAATGCTACATGATTTAAAGTTGGATGCAATATGGACATTAAAAGTACATCACCATTTTGCAGCTTTTCATCATATCTTAGTTCCCTAAAACCTGTTCTCCAAGCACAACTTTCAAATAATGGTTTTTCTAAAAATTCTTGAGGTGTGGTAGGTCTATCCCAATCTTTGAGATGTATATTTTTTTCTTCTCTGTACCAATCTCTAACTAAACTCCAGCAGTCAGTAATACCCCACACCCATTGACGACCCAATAATGGTGGTTTGTATCCACAAGGTTCTAAATATGCCCATTGTTCTGTCTTTGGATTAACAATATACCAAGGTAAATTACTATTTTCGCAACTAATCTTGTCTGCTTGACTAGGAGTAGGTGGTGTTATGGGATGACTATGAACAACACCAACAATTTCACCAGCATTATCTGCTTTTACATAATCTTCTGGGTCAATGATAAAACATTGATGATCTGTTATTGAAAGATTACGACATGGATAATACCTCTCTTTACCCTTAACGTTTAAAAGAAGTCCACAAGATTCTTTTGGATCTTCATATTGAGCATGAAGTAGTGCTTTATATTTCCAAGTCATGCGACAAACGTACCAATAGAAGGAAAATCGCTTCTTGTGCATTGACGACCTGGGATACGAACTCCAGCTAAATCCGTAGGAGCAGCAAGTTCAAATTCAACAACTTCCCTATTTTCTGTTGATTTTCTATCTATAGAATAAATTTCTTGCGGAAATTCTGCTGTATTATCTGCTGTGGGATTATTACCGTCAGCAAAATTAGCAGCATCAATAAATTTTGCTAATGTTCTTATTCTTGTAACTGTTGCACCCGTAAGATCATTACCAGTTGTAGTTTCATTCACACTTAACAATATTGCTGAAATTAGTCCTGTCGCATTACTTATAATTATTTTTGGTCTAGGTAACTGACCTTGTTGAAAAGCAAAACCTGTAGCTTGTATTGGAAATCTAAGATACTCATTACCAGCCCAAATTATTTTTCCATTTGCATTTAAGTTACTACCAGCATGAAATCTGTAAACTGTAGTCGCACCATGCAATGTATTAGATAATTGAAGTGTAAATAATTCAATAATTGCTGATGGATTAATAGATTGCAAATCACTAAAAGTAGCACTTAAAGAAATATATCTAACATCATTATCATAAACTGTCTGACCTATAGAAGTTGCCCAACTTGGTTCACTAGAACCAGTAGTACCAGCAGTAGTTACTTTAAAAAATAATCCAGCACTTGCACTCGTTGGAGCAATAATGTTTCCAACAGATACGCTAGTGTTAGAAGTCCAAGTAGTTGCCATTATGATGCTGGTTCAAATACTTCTCTAAAGGTTGCTTTTATAGTTGCTAAATTAGAATAATTAATTGTTTTAGACCATGTTTCACAAACAAATTGATATGAAGTTGATTCTCTAGGTGGTGTATATGTAAAACTTGCACTATCATTTGCTCTTGCATCTAAAAAAGTTTCAATAGTATCACTTTCTGCTTCTGTAATATTATTCCACATTAACTCATATATTTTTGGATTTTGATTTTGTGGCAACCCAAATACAAGACGGTGTTCATATCCATCTGCAAAGCGAACAGTACGAGTTAATGGTGCAGATTGTTTTTGCAATCCATAACTAGCCTCAACTGCTGGAAATGTAGCCATTATGCAAGCAATCCTCCTGGTCTTTGCTGCTGTACTATTTCAGATTGTACTGCAACTGATATAAGACGTCCTAGTTCTTTGCCTTGTGCTTCATCACCTTGTACAGAGGTTCCACTAGCATCTACATTAACTACAATATTACCAACACCACCAGTAGCTTGCACTCCAAGTTTCCCATTAGAACCACGTTTAAGGGGCATAATCGCCTCAGCACCTGCCTCACCCATTAAACCCATTCCGTTCTTCATCTGAAAAACGGTAGGACGTGAGACTATGCCCCCATAGGCATATTTTTGTACTTTACCATCAACAAATGCATTACCATTTGCACTTCCAAATAAGCCTGTTAAAAAATTAGTAAAGGGTTGAGTAATAGTTTGTTGTATAGCTATACGTGCCATATCAGCAATAATTGAATTAGCTAAGTTTTTAAAATTTAATTTACCTGTCATAACAAAATCTACTAATGCATCCTCCATACCTTTTATTCCTTTAACAACAACATCTGCCATAGATTCTTGTATTGTTTTTATACTATCGTTAAAAGTTTTAAGCTTAGATTGCATTTGACCACCAAAAGATTTTGTAATTTCTTCTGTAAATTCTTGTACGCTTTTTGTACCTTTACTGAAATATGTAGCAGGTGCATTTTCTTCACCTGTAAAAATTTGTTTGAATATTTGCATATCTTTTTTTAATTGCTCATTTGTTTCTGTCAGACCACCACCTAATGCATCACCAACACCAGCTAAGTTTCCTTGACGTAATTGATTTAAGGCACTAATTATAGATTTGATTGTTGTTGATAAAAATCTAAAACCAGCAACCACTGTAAATACAGAACTTGATATTATTTTTAGCCCAACTTCTATACCTTTAAAAAACGCATCAAAATCTTTATCTGAGCTAAGTATATTACTAAACATTTTTACTAAATTATTTAATGTAGGTAATAATGCATCTGTGAGTTGTTTTCTAAATCCATCAAACCTTATTGCTAATACTGCTATTTGGTCATTAAAAAATTCTGCATTTTGTGCAAATTCATCCGATACTGCATAGTTAAATTCTTCTAATGAAGCTGCACCACCATTAAGTAAATTTATTAAATTAGCCCCTGACCTACCAAATATTTCCATAGATATAGCTGCTTTTGTTGCACCATTTTCCATAGTCGCAAACCTGTCTGCAACTTCACCTAATACCTGTTCACTTGTTTTAAATGTGCCATCTGTACCTCTTACAGATATT